AGTGTTGCTGCGGCAACGGGTTGAGTGGTGAGTTCTGATATTGCAGTTTGTATCTGTTTTATTTCAATCTCCAATAGGGAGAAAGTGTCATCTGTAAATGTTCCGTGCTTAAACGCTTTGATTAATTTCTCCAATCTTCCGTTCAATGTTTCCTTCACTACTTCCGGCTCCATTCCCTTGTAGATGGATATTGTCGGAGTTTCCGGGTTTGCTGCCCATAATACGGCACTACCTTCGTAAAGCATAAGTTCTGTAATGGTGCGAATACCGGTTGAATTATCCATCTCCGATTTGATAGTGCTGAATCCGATTGAGTGCTGATTGATAAGACCTGCTTCATATAATTTCAGCATATCTTCACCCATTTCAGTTTCAATAACTTCGGTAACGGCTATAAGCGCATCGCCTTCAACATATAGTTCCTTTGGCTTACCCAAAGCATACTTCATCGAAGTCTTATGGTCAACTAATGACCAAATAAGGTTCTTCCCTTGCGGCCCTCTTGCAGTAATTGTGCGAGTAAATGCAGCAGGACTGATAATGTCATTGTCAAGGTCAACATTGCTCATTCTTGCCCACACGGCTTTCACCTTGCGGCTTTCTTTGTCAACATCTTCAACGCCATTCATTATATCCTTAACGCTATATTGCTTCATTCAATAACATTTGTAATTGCAAAAATAAACTATTATTCCATAAACTCCACAGGGTGCCGGCAGGCCCCTTTAGATTGCCTTGTATAGATACGGGCATATCGTTCTCATCCCTCACTACTTCAAAACCAACGGTACATCTGCAATTACACACATTCCCTGCACTTGCTCTGCTATCACCGGGGTATTCCATCTGTTCTACACTTCCCATTCCGGGTACGGTGAAAGGTTCATCTACTGCCACACGCTTTCCATCCATGTGCAAATGGTCGAATTTATCACGGGGTATTCTTCGTGTACGGTCATCGGTAATGGCTATCCATTCCTTTTCGGTTTGCAGACCTGTTGATACGGCACCTAACAACGCTCCCTGATTTGCGGCCCTTGTAGTTTCAGTTCGGGCAATAAGTTCGGCTCTATACGCATTGATACCTGACTTTTCTAATTCCGACATCATTTGTGTAATGCTCCATCCTTCTTGCATTCCTTTAATCAATACCTTGCGGATAGTTTCTTTGGTTGTAGATGTAATGCCTTCGGTAAGCATTGTCAACCCTTGCTCCAAAAACATCTTTATCACTATCGCCCATCTTTGCTGCGGTGTAAGATTATCCTTTATACCTGCTTTGCGCCTAATCTTATCATAGTTATACTTCGCCATTGTCATTCCTGCGCCCTGATGCAGTTGGCTTATAATTCGTTTCAGTCCGCTTTGGTCGGGTTGCTCACCATTGAGTATAGCTTTGCATTGCTTATCAAGTTCCTTCTTAATAAGCACCCTGTACTTCTTCCGGTATTTATTGTAGAGTTGGCGGTACATCGGGCAGATTAGTGAAGTCATCCATTGGCATCAATCCCTGTGGAATATACAACTTTTGATAATCTTCAAGCGGCACATTGGGATCTGGTGCGATACCCATTACTTTGAGTTTCTGCTCAGGTGTCAGCCACCATGAAGTATTTAACCATTGCGCTTGAGCTTCCCTGTTCGCTTCGAGTTCCTGGTAAACGGTCAAATCGAAGTCAACGAATATGTCGGTATTCTTATACCCCCAATCCGTTTTCATCTTCCGGTTAAGGTTATCACGAATAGCTATCAGTTCGGGAAGTACGGCCCGTAATGTCAAAGATTTCTCCGCTTCACGCATGTTGTTGTATGTTGCGGCATCCTGCGAACCTAACAGAACCGGAGGTACACCATAGATTGAGCATAGTGCTTCTTTATCCCATTTCTCCGATTCGATCAGTTGCAGGTCTTTGGCAGGTAGGCCAGTTTGCGCCCATCCCATTTTATACCCACTAACTGCCATACTCCCATGCTTTTTGGCACCAGATGTCATTGATATTTCCGTTTTCAATGCTTGCCCTTGTTCTCTACCACTTATAGGGTCGAAACGTGAATCATCAAAGTAAAGCACCCCTTGCGGCCCCATGTTGTCGAACATGGCTACACTTGCGGTCTTACTTGAATTGCTGCGTGTCAATACCTTCGATGCGGCCCGTAAAGGTGACAATCCATACAACTGCCCACCGGTTGCCGACCATTCAGGGTTGAAATATTTATCATGCAGGATTTCAATCGTATTGAATGGTATGTACTGCCCATAGTAAAGTTGATAGGCTACCTTCTTTGGTGGGAATTGTTCAATGTCAACCTTTACCGCCATGTACTGCGCAGGTAGTACATACAACTCCATTGGCTTGCCCTTGTTCACGGAAGCATCCCCCACCATTTTCGCATAGATGAATGAATTACCTGTGATTTTCTTAAACCCTACCCATTGCTCGATAAGGTCGCTCCATGAATCTTCACTATTAGGATATTTCAACAACTCATTCAGCCTGGCATCGCCTTCGTATAGTTCAAATGCCTGTTCTTTCAGTTCCTTTAATTCTTTGAGGTCAATAGTAACCGGTGAGTTTAGTTTCGCCTGGTACTGCTTTGCCTTAGCCTTATCCTTCACCTTATACACTCCCCAGGGTGCTACTTTCGCCTTTTGGGTAATCAGCGTAATGATGGCATATACCAAGTCATTGCCGATATAACTATCCCTAACTATTTCTGCCTGATTCTGCCCATCCCAAGTTATCAATCCCCTTTCGATTGATACTTGAACAGGTGATTTAACGGGTGCTGCCTTGCGTTTAAGGAAATCGAATAAACCCATAATGTTTTATTTGTTACTGGCAAAATTACGATTAATTCGCCTACCATACTGCCACCTGAAATGCCGGCTTGTGCAAGTGGGTGAAGATGGCATAACGCATTGCATCTAATCCATCGTCATTCTCCTTCACCGGTTCATCAATCACATTGTCATTCTTGTCCTTCTTCCACTTGTACGATTGCAACTCCCGAATGATGTTTTTACTACCGGATGTAACGTATAACGGATAAGATTTGACCTTCAGTATTCCCGGCCATACTTCTTTGTTCGCTGCCTGTGCATTGATACCACCCCGATAAAGTTCTTCAATGCTCTTCGGTTCTGCCGCATCGCAGTACACAGGTTTGCGGTCGCTAATGTGGTCTTTCACTTCCCGGCTTATTTCAGATGGAGTTAATCCCGATTTGTAGATTAGTTCCTGCACATAGTTCGCCCCTTCATAGTGTACCACCTTAACAAGTGCCAAAGGGTGAACATATCCAAAGTCCAAACCATAGAACACATCGCCACCTTCCGGGAGCACATCTGTTATCTGCCATTTTGTGTAGATAATCTCTTTCGCTGCACCCCTTTCGCCTAATCCGTACACCTTCCACATAAAATCATCTGGCAGGTTACGATACCCTTCAATGATGTCTATCTGTGTTTGTGATAAGTTGCCTTTATTGTGTATGTAGGTAGATTTTATCCGCTTATTGTTCGGATTGTCAGCAACATCGTAAACCCAACTCACGAAATCAGCAGGGTTCCAGTCCAGGAAGATAGTTCCCGTTGTACGCATGGCCAATTGGTCGAATAGTGCCTTTCTGATAAGGTTCGCTTCGTTTACGAAAAGAATATCTCTGCCCGGCCCCCTTGCTTTTTGCTCATCTTCAAGTCCGAATAGTTCGATGTAACTGCCATTAGGGAATTTGTAGATGAAGTCAGTAAAGCTAAAATCTTCATCCTTCCAAATGTTCCAATCTTCCATAATGGTCTTGAAATCCCTGTATGCGCCCCGTTTGATGTGTGGGAGGGAATGCGATACGATGCTGATTCGCTTGTTACGTTGCGTAGATGCTATCTGAATTAGCAGTTGAACGATGGAGAATGATTTGCTTGATCGTGATCCCCCCTCATTGCAGATTATCGGAAACCCCTCATTGTATGCCTTCTCATTGGCATAGAATACCGATGTCGCTTTGATTTGTTTAACTTGTTGCGATAGCATCGTTGGGTTGATTGGATTTCATAAACTCTTGATATAGTTCTTTATTGGAATATCCTTTATATTTTCCTGAATAATTAAATATAAAATTACAAAGTAACCATTCAGCAAACTCAATAGCAATTCGCTGCGTTATTTCTGCTGATTTCTTTGCTGCATCTTCAACGCTAT